CTAGTAAAAGCAGTTGATTATTACCGAAAAAACGGTTGACAAATTATAAATAATAGATTATAATTGTATTATTGAAGTAGTAAAACACACATACACACACAAGGAGTAGTAATGAGCATGACCCCCTACGAGATTCGTCTCGAACTTTTAAAGATGGCACAAGGCCTAGTTTCTGATGAGTATTCTTACAATAGAACTGCTAAATTAGAACAATGGCACACGCAGGTTGAATCAGCTAAAATTGCTGGTCGTGAATCACCTGATATTCCAGAGTTGCCACCATTTCCCACCGAATCCGATATAGTTAAGAAAGCTGAAGCTCTTAATCTATTCGTTTCTCAAACCCCTCCGCAAAATACAGAAACAAAAGTTTCCAAGAAATCAAATTCGTAATTGGAGAAAGTTGACTTTGGTCAACAATTAACAAGGAGATATGATGTTTAATATCAAAAACACTTTCAGGAAATTAAAAAGAATTTCCAAATTTAATATGCTAACAATTTTGTTGGCAGTAATCACAACAGTATATACATTTCCTACAATTTCTGGTGTGGTTATCAAATCAACAACAGAGAAGCAAGTTAGTTCCGATTTCAATAAACAAATTGAATGTCTTGCTAAAAATATTTACCACGAAGCAGGTCACGAACCTTATGAGGGTAAATTGGCAGTTGCACAGGTCACAATGAATCGTGTGAATAGTGGAAAGTTTCCATCTGATGTCTGTTCAGTAGTATACCAAAAAACCACCAATAAACATTTAGAAACCGTATGTCAATTTTCTTGGACTTGTATGGTAAAAGAATTGGTGGTTCGTGATAAGTATGCCTATGAAGAATCGATGAATATTGCACGAAAAGCATTGACACAACCTGTTTTACATGATACAATTGCTAACACAAATGCATTATTTTACCATGCAGTTTATGTAAATCCTGGCTGGAATAAAGGTAAGGTAGTAAAGAGAATAGGTAACCACATTTTTTATACAAGTATTTAATTTATGCCCACTCGTGATGAGATAAAAGAATTTAGTATTTTGATTGAACAATTGGCAAATCAACATAAGTTTGGTCTTATGGATGCAATTTGCCATCATTGTAAAGAAACGGGGTTGGAGGTAGAAGTGGCTGCAACACTCATATCTTCAGCTCTGAAAGCAAAAATTAAAGAAGAAGCACAAGATTTAAATTTATTGAAAAAGAGTTCTAAACTCCCTATCTGATTAAAGGAGTGATTAAGTAATGAGAATGTTTGACGATATTTACTATCATGGATGGTAAATTAATAAAATTGGAAAAATAGAATGAATAGAGAATATAGAATAACAGCAGCTGTCGTAGTATTTGCATTACTAGGACTGTGGGTATTGTTGGCATGATAGCAAAAGGTACAAAAGGATTTCTTATTCGTGTAGGCAAAGATGGTTATGCATTTCGTGTGTATAATAAGGATTTTACCTTTACTGATTATGATATACTACACTATGATTTAGAAATTGAAATACTTGATAGTGATGCACACTTTTATAAAGTAGATGATGAGAATTATCTCGACCATTCACCACAGACACTAGGAATAAAACAGGAAGATTGATGCAAGAAAATTCAGGTTTTACAGCATTTGCTTTATACAATGCTTTGAAACTACATTTTACCAGTGATAGTTATGATTATTTCAAATATAATGGTAAAACGAATGTTTCACATCAAACTTTTATGAAAAGGAAAGACAAATATTCCTTTTATAGACTCTCTCGCAAATTCAGTTTGGATGATTTAACAAATTTCTATGTTGCCAATTTCATAAATGGTAATGATAATTGGGTTGGTGACATGACTGGTCCTGAGGGTGAAGAACATTACAAAAAGTGGCAAAAAACCCAACAAAGCTTGACTTATACCTTTGAAAATGATATAATTAAAGTGTTGGATAAAGTTGATAATCCAAATGAATTACTGATAGTCAAAAAGAATGAGTTTCCTTTATTAATGCAATATGCAACACAAGGTGATATTTCTTTAGAAACATTAATTATTTTGGATGACTTGATGAATTTTTTCCCAATGTGGGAAAAAGAAATATATGATGATATTGTTTGGCCTAATTTTAAAATGAAATGTATGAAATACAGACCATTTATACAGTATGATAAAAATAAGTTCAAACAAATTTTGAAAGAAAAAATTAAAGAATATGCATAAACCTAAAATTAGTATGATTTACTTGGACATGGATGGAGTGATTGCCGATTTCTATAAACGGTATTTTGAACTCTACAAATTGGCACCAAGAGATGCTGAAAAGAAAAAAGAATTCAACAAATATTTTGATGAGTTCATTGAAACAAGGCAATTTGAAACATTGGATTTAATGCCTGGTGCTGAAATGGGATTACAATTTCTAAGAAAACATCTAACAGTACCAACACAGATTCTTTCTTCAACAGCAAATGAAGCAAGATATGATGCCATCTCAAAACAAAAATTGATTTGGTTAAACACACACAACATCACATTTACTCCAAACTTTGTTCCTGGTAAAAAACACAAGTGGAAATTTGCTACTCCAGAGACCATTATTATTGATGATACCGAAAGTGTTATTGATGATTGGAACAAGGCAGGCGGTATCGGCATACTACACAAAGATTGGACTACAACTCTGGCAATCTTGAAGTTATATGTTTGACAACGCCTAAATAAAAGTATATAATGAGAAGTATGTGGACAAGTCGTTTATATTCCGTTAATAATCCGTTTATAAGAAAGGTAGTAAAAATATGAGTTTCTCAAATCTCAAACGCCAATCTGGCAATCTCGACAAACTTTCCAAAGCAATCGAAGCACTCAATCAATCATCAGATGGTGATTCAAAAAACTCCGATAAATTCTGGCGTCCAGAAGTTGACAAATTGGGTAATGGCATGGCCACTATCCGTTTTCTTCCCGCTTCAGAACAAGATGGTGATGATGCTTTGCCTTGGGTTAAAATCTTCTCACATGGATTCCAAGGTCCTGGTGGTTGGTTAATCGATAATTGCTTGACAACAAAGAACCAACAATGTCCTGTTTGTGAACACAATTCTACACTATGGAATTCAGGCATTGAAGCCAACAAAGATGTTGTTCGTAAGCAAAAGCGTAAGTTGAATTACATCGCTAACGTTTATATTGTTTCAGACCCTAAACATCCTGAGAATGAAGGACAGGTAAAACTTTTCAAATTTGGTAAGAAAATCTTCGATAAGATTACCGAAGCTATGAACCCACAATTTGAAGATGAAACACCAGTCAATCCATTTGATTTGTGGAAAGGTGCTAATTTCAAATTAAAGATTCGTAAGGTTGATGGATATCAAAATTATGATAAGTCTGAATTTGATTCTTCATCAGCATTATTAGAAGATGATGATGAGTTAGAAAAAATCTGGAAGTCACAGTATAGTTTACAAGAACTACTAAATGATGAAAAAGAGTGGAAATCTTATGATGGCTTGAAGAAGCGTCTTGACAAAGTTCTTGGTTTAAATGGTGAAACACCTGCAGCCAAAACTACTGTTGAAACAATCAAGGAACAATCGAAAGCTGCACCTAAGAAACCGGTTGTTGCACCCGATTTATCAGAAGATGATGATGATTTAAGTTATTTCAGTAAACTCGCTGAAGAAGATTAATCAAACTACATTCACTTCGTTTGAGCCCCACTTCGGTGGGGTTTTTTATTGGTTAAACAACTCTGGTGTTGTTGAATAACATCTGCTGTAGAGATTCTTCATCATTACGAACAGCTGGTAGAGGTGTTTTGTTTGATTTGGTCATACCACCAAGAGACTGAGTTACATTATTAATGATGGTGCTGAGTTCACCGCCAATTTCTTGTGCAATCTTAGCATCAAAGTTCTCACTCATCACTTGATTTAATTTCTCTGTGATTGAAGGTATTGTTGGTATTTCAGTTGTAGATACTGATTGTGGAATAACGGCCGCCGGTGTGGTGGATTGAGGTGGTGCCGATTCTTGTGATGTTGTTGGTACAATTGGTGTTTCAGTTTCTT